TCATTCCAGTTACCCATAAATCCTCCGATCTTTTACGGCTAAAAAAGACACGCTTTTGCGCTCAAAACAGCTTTTGCACTTCCAAATCCGGCGCGTGCCTTTTGTGATCTTGACAAGTTTGTAGCCTGCCTCCCGTCGGCAGCTCTGGCACACCGGGGCGATCATTTCCGCACCTGCTTGATAACAGGCACGCCTTGCACCTGCTGGCGGTAACGCCGGATCGTGGCGGCAACGTCGGTCTTGGCGACGTTGGTCGGAACGAAAGGGAATTCAGTGATGTAGATTTTGCGCTCTCGTAAATACGCTATGGCGGATTCAAGTTTGTCGTTCATGAGTAATCTCCGCTGTAAACATATGTTTGCTAAATGCCTCCAATATTTTCCCCGCTACTTCATCCCTTGTTTCAGGTGTGGCATGAGCATCAACTGCTTCCCACAACATCTTGAGCACGTCTTTAGCCATTTCTTCTGGTGTTATTATCATCTGCTTTTCCTTTCGTTCCAGCGTTGGATCGCAATTTCAAGGGGCTGATCTGTATCGTGGTGCGGTCCGATCATCTGGCATTCCTCGCAGCAAATTGCGATCACGTTCGGTTTAACCTCGTCGACCACCACGTCGTCGTTGCCGCAAAACGGGCAAGGCAGGATGACGATCTGGCGTTTCTGACGCTGCTCGCGGGCAGTTTCCCAGCGGTCGAGATCCTGACTGAATTGGCGCTCAAGCTCATCAAATGCGTTTGTGCTCATTTTTTTACCCCTTTTGCTTTTTTAGGTTTCTCTTTTTCCTCTTTTTCCCACGGCAGATCGTCGACCAGATCCGCAAAGTGGTCAACCGGCTGCGCTGTAGTAATGTCGCAGTCAAACTCGGTTTTAATGCTGGTCAGGGCAAAATCACCCAGCAATGACTTGTCGACTAGGTTAGTTATATCCTGGCTAGTGTAGGTCGGTTGCTGGAACTCGGCGCCGGTGATCTTGTTGCGGTAGGTCAGCAGGTTATTGCTGGTCGCGTCCATCAGCTCGGCAAACCGGCCGAGCAATGTCGGGATGTGGCGGTGCTCTCCGCATCCGGCACGCTGGGCGGCTACGTCCATATCAGGTTTAGCCTGTGCACACGACCAGCGGGCCTCTCCGTCAGTCTCAGGCGTGCTGTGGGCGCAGGTTCTGCAGCTCACGGCGGGCGCTTCTGTTCCGTAACACTGGTCTTTGAACCGGCAGAATTTGCAGGTAAAGTTCGTGGCATCGTCGGCCAGCGTGACCGCGGGTTCCGGCGCCGTGATGATGCGCTCGGCTCGCTGGATAGCCTGGTCGAATGCATCTCTGTCGAATTCGATGCGCTCGGTGTAAATGTCGTCGGTATTCTTGTCGACCATGATATACATGGCGCGGGTGAGCTTTGCCCAGCTCATGTATACTTGCATCTGCACGTAGTGTTGCGGCTTGGCCTCCTTTACGCCTTTTTTGACCATTGCCGAAAACGACTTGGCGTTTGCGGTCTTGAATTCCAGCAAATGCGGCGTCTTGGGCGCTTCCAACAAGCCCAGCCCAACACCGTCAAGACTGCCTGCAAAGTGGCCGCCAACAGCCTTGTAACGCCACTGGTTGCCATCTGCGTCTTTATCCCACACTTCTACGCCGATCGCACGCAGGTCGGCGATCAGGCGCGGTTCCTGGTGGTTTCCAGTGTCGAACAGGCGCAGCATCCGGCCGTCAAATTCTTGTTGTTTTGCCCAGCGAAAAGACAGCCACAGGTAACGATCACACGGGTTTCCTATTTCTGATGCACCCAAATGCGGCCGACCGCTTTGATCTGCCATTTTTTCATAATGTTTAAAAATAGCTGTGCGAGTGCTATTTTGTGGCTCGGGTATATTCATATATTCCTCCATGTTTTTCTATTTACTATTTCTGATATTCTGTTTTGCGTTGTGCAAAACATTTTTGCTATTTGAGTTTGATTTATTCCTTCTTTACGCAAACTTCTTATTTTTAAAATGTTTTCTTCAGAAAATTTTGCATTGCTATTATTTGATCCTAAATTTTTACCTTTTCTCATTTTGCTAAAAAGTATTTTAAGATTATTTTTTTTACTAACATTACTCCATACATTTCGTTTTTTAGAAATCATATCTTGCATATTTTCAAGATGTGTTCCCAATCTAAGATGATCTGGATTTACACATGATGAAATATCGCATGAATGCAAAATACATAATCCATTTGGAATTGATCCTTTATGTATAACAAAACTTACTCTAGATGCTATGTAAGTTTTCTTTGATATACGAATTGATCCATATCCTCTGCTGGATAATGCCCCCATCCAAATCCAGCACCCGCTGAAAGGCACCGGAATTGTTTTCTCTATGAACCTTTCAGCAAGTGTTTTCATGATTACTTCTTTGCCCAGGGCGTCGCTGCCGCAACCTTGCCGGTTGCAAAAGCTGCCGGTGCTGCCGGTTTAGCTTTCGGCGCCGGTGCGCCTGTGGCCGTCGAATAACCCTTAATGCGGTTGGTCATCTGACCGCTTTGCGGGTTCATTTCCTGCACCACGTCCACGGTTAGCGGGATGTTGTGCAATTCCTCGCTGTCGCCGGGTTCCATAATCCCGACACAATGGCAAATTGCGCTCAACTCGCGCTCGGCAATGCTCACCGCGGTGGCGTTGGGGTTGATCAGGTTAAGCCTAGTCCACAGCTTGCGGCCGCTGTGCTTGGTGTCGCCGATGACTTCCATCGTCAGCATCAAATATTCGCCGGTGCCGGCTTTCGTGTCTTTCATCTCGCTGTCAGTGATGATCACCTCGTAGCGGCCAGCGGGCAGGGCGTCGAAGGACTGTTGCGGCTCGATGTTTGCGGCGTTGAAATTTAAAGATGCCATGTTATTTTCCTTTTGATTGTTTGGTTGTTTCGGTTGTGGTCGTCATTGCGTCTGCCAGTGCTGACCAGTCCAACGGCAGTGAATCGGGTAGGCTGTAGCGGTTCTTTGCAAGGTAGGCCGGTTTCTCTGACGTGTAGAGCAGGCGCTCGCCGGTGCTGATGCCGCGGCTCACTTTGTTATTGAAGCCCACATCTGACGATTTGACGATCGTCTTGTAGTTTGCAAAGCCCACCACATCGCACCATTCCTGCACCAGTGCGCTGCTGCGGGCTTGCAGTTTGGGTTGGTATCTTTCATAAGGCTCGACCTCTGGCGAGTCAAACCGCTTGATCTCGCAGTGGGCCAGAAGGATGGACGCCATGCCTTTGCTACGCAGGGCGGTCAGATCGTCTAACACTTTGCGCCAGAGATCCGCAGCGATCACGGCGCCTTTGCCGTAGGCCAGATCCTTAGCTTCATACTGGCCGTTGATCTGTTCCCAGATCAGGTTATCCAGCCAGTCGAGGCTGTCGATCACAACGGTTTGGAAGTCGTGCTCGCCTTGCAGAGCTTTTAAGGATTCCTGAACATCTGAAAATTTGTTTGCCAGCGGGAAGTGATCCGCTTCTAGGCGCCCCAATCCATCCTCAGTCAAAATGAAGATCGGATTCGGTGCGCTGGCGCCGAAGGTCGTCTTGCCCAGCCCATGCGGGCCGTAGACCATGATGCGGGGTGGCTGGATGCTGGTGTTGCGGCTTACTGATTGCAGGTTAATTGCCATAAATCCTCCGTTAATTAAGTGAGAACAACAGAACAACAAAAATCCAAAGTGATACGAACATTGCCAATCCGAGTAAACAATCAAGAATAATCTGTTTCATATTTGCCCCCTGTCGTCTGCCATTTCCTGCGCCAATTCTTCAAGCATGTCTGTGTCGGCAATGTCTTTTTTGAGCATGGCTTCCACCATGTCATGCAGGCGCTCAATGCGTATTTCCAGTGCCTGCTTGTTGGTGCTGAGTGCGGCGACTACCAGCTCAAATGCGTAACTGGTGTCGAGGTTGTCGGCAACGAATTCGTAGAGATCGACTTGCGGTTTGCTATGTTTAGGGTAACTGCCGTAGTCGAGCACTTCCTCGACGATGGCATCACATGCGTCTGCGCGGTCATTGTCTGTGATTTCGCAAGATTGACGGTTGAAGGGGAAACAACGTTTGCAGTCGTCGGCACCGCATAGGCAGGGTTCTATTGTCATGATGTTTTCCTTTTGTAGTAATAAGCCAAAGTAATTAGCGCATCGTCGCAGTACTTTTCGGCATATTGCCAACCGTCGCGCCATGCGTTCTGAAACGACCTCGACCATGACAAACGCCCGGACGGTTTACGCTTGTCTTGATACGGGCATTCGCCTATTAATTCGCCGCTTAAAAACGCCGCAGCGCCTTTGAGAAAAGCGCCCCGCAAGGCGCGATTCCAAGACATAAAATTAGGCG